TGATCTTCTTCTGACTGCTGCTGGTGGTACAAGAACAAGAATTGTTGAAGGTTCGGCTTTAGTTAGAGAAGGAGCAACAAGGATCTAATTATGGGAGTCAAAGTACGAGTTGGTCAACAAACTGGTGTAAAAGTTCCAACCACTTCATCTACTTCTGGAGGAACAGTCGCAAGTCTACAGGACACAGATGTGTCAAATGTAGCTAATGGCTCTCTCCTTGTTTATGATGCAAACACAGGTCGATGGACGGCCGTAAATGAATTAACACCAGGCAATACAAAAAATTTAGATGTTAATGGAGGATCGTTCTAATGGCCAGTAAGATTAGAATACATAGATCTACTGGTGCTGCAGCTCCCAGTTCTTTAGAGTTTGGAGAATTAGCTGCAACCGTAGAACAGGCAACCGCTGGTAATTCTGCGAATAAAGCGGGTCGTTTATTCATAGGTAACGTTGCTGGAAACCCAGTAGAAATTGGTGGAGAGTATACATATAAACTTTTAGATCACACACCTGGCGAGTTACACCTATCGTCTGCAATCATTACAGATGCGAACGCAAATATAAACGGATTAAGAGTTGCTGGTATTACTACAATAACCAGAACAGATATTACAGATGCAGTCACACAGAATCTTAGAGTTACTGGTGTAGGTACATTCGTTGCAGGGTTAGACTTAAATGGTAATGTTACCATTGGAGACAATCATACAGATATATTAACAATCAATTCCAGAACTGGTGTCAGCACAGACATGACACTGAATAATGGATTGAAGGTAGTTGGTTTATCGACATTCAGTAATGCTGTTGATGTCAATGCAACTACAGCCTTTGGTGATGATGTAACCTTCGAGACTGCAAATACAAAAAACATTCTTTTTGATAAATCTGATAATAGATTAGAATTTGGTGATAATGTATTAGCATCTTTTGGTGATTCTGAAGATTTTAACATAAAGCATGATGGTGCAAATACTTTACTTGATAATAGTACAGGTGATCTTTTTATTAGAAACAATTCTAATGCAATAAAAATACGACCTAAACTGGATGAAGAATCCATAGTTGCTCATGAAAATGGATCGGTTGAATTACATTTTAATGGAAATAAGAAATTTGAAACCACTGCAACTGGCCTAACTATAACTGGAACACCTATCATTAGTAACTTAACAGCTACTCGTGTTCCTTTTGTTGGATCTTCTAAAGAATTAGTTGATAATGCCAACTTTACATTTGGATCAAACGTACTAAACGTTGTTGGTAGAGTTGATGCAACAGACCTTGATGCTGGATCAAATCTTCGTGCAGTCACTGGTGTTGTAACTAACTTTACTGGTTCACATAATACACTCACAGACACAGTTGGTACAGGTGCGACATTTACAACCACATTCCGTCTTGGTAGTGGTGCATCAGATTATAGTTTCCCAACTTCAAGAGGATTCAATGATCAGATTCTAATTCTGAATGGTAGTGGAGTTCTCGCATTTGAGGATGTGCCTGGCACATTGGTCATTAGTGCTGGTTATGCAGCTACTGATGCAGTACAACTGTTACCTGATGTATTAACAATTGCTGCAACAACAAACGAGACTAAGACAACTCTAAGTGATAACACGATTACTGTTGGTCTTTCAACAGACATCATAGTTAGTGGTGGTGCAACTGTAGCTAATAACCTTCATGTTATTGGCAACTTAAAGGTAGATGGTACTCAGACAATCTTGAATACAATTCAGGTTGATGTTCAGGATAATACAATTGGTGTTGCGTCAACTTCGACTGCAAGTAATACTACTGCAAACGGTGCTGGATTCTTTGTACATGGTGGTGGTGATGGTAATAAAGAAATACTTTTCAATACAGTTAATAGTGCGTTCCAAGTAAACCAGAACTGGCATCCTGACTCTGATAACGCAAGAGACTTAGGAAAGGCTGGTCAAGAATGGAAAGATCTATTTCTTGATGGAACGGCGACGATTGATACTCTGACGATTAATGATGGTGCGTCAATTGATGAAGGTGCAGACTTTACCTTCAATGGTTCGTCCAATAAGGACATGGTATGGGATAGTTCTGAGGCTAAATTAAACCTTGGCGATAATGTTCTATTAGGTTTGGGAAATTCAGATGATTTATTAATTCATCATACAGGTTCAACAGGATACATTAAAGGTCAAACTGGAAATTTATATATTCAGAGTGACCAAGTTGTTGTTATAGGAAATCAATCAGCTTCCACTACTGGATTGAAGTTTACTAATGGTGGGGCTGCAGAATTATTCTTTAATAATTCAAATAAACTACAAACCAAATCAGACGGTGTTAACATAACAGGAGAACTTGAATGTGATTCACTAGACGTTGATGGTGACGTTGATTTTGATGGTGGTCAAGTTACTTTCAATGCTAGTGCTAACACATTAGACTTTGTTGATGGTGCAAAAGCTCATTTCGGAACTAGCGATGATTTACAGATATATCATGATGGCAACAATTCTGCGATAAACGAAACAGGCACTGGTAGTCTTTTCATTCAAGGTAGTAATAATATCTATCTTAGAGATTTTGATACCAGTGAGAACCACATAGTAATGACTAAAAATGGTTCAGTAGACCTGTATCATAATGCACTTAAGAAATTTGAAACAACAGCTTACGGCGGTGACGTAACTGGAACTTTACAATCAGATACTTTAATCGTAACAGGTGTATCAACAGTTGCATCCCTAATCTTCTCTGCTGGTACAAATACCAACGGAGTTTCATACTTCGATGCAAATGGACAGGTACAATCTACCGTCTCCCCTGCATCTGGTATTTCGACATCTAATTCTATTTTAACTACGAACGCCTCTGGTGTTCCGATTTGGACTGATACAATTGACTGTGGCACATTCTAACGACATTAATTTCAACATTCTTTTAGAACTAACTCTCGCAAAAGTTCACGCACAAACAAAAGAAAACTTACTTCTTGAAGCTAAGGTAAGAACCCTTCAAGAGACGATTGACCAATTACAAACAGATTATGAAGAGGCAAAGAATATTCTAGCAAAACAATCTGTAAGTAAGACTACCAAACCCAAACAAATAAATAAGTAAAAGCTAGCGTATATTCATGGCCAAACCCAGTTCCAGACAAGAATTAATCGATTATTGCCTAAGACAGCTGGGTGAACCTGTTTTGGAAATAAACGTTGATGACGATCAGATTGAAGATGCAGTAGATGATGCAATTCAATTTTTTCATGAGAGACACTTTGATGGTGTTGAGAAAATGTATCTCAAACACAAGATTACTCAGGATATGATTGATGCTGCAAGAAGCAATACCGTTGCAACCACTGGTATTTCATCAGATAAGTTTGATGGTAGTTCTGCGTCAGTTGTAAGTGTGAGTGCAGATAATATTACAGTTCCAAATCATGGCCTAGTCACTGGTTCAGCAATAGAGTATAGTTTTGGGCCAGGAAATACAACGATTGCAATTGCAAGTGCAACTCTAGATGGAGCTGGTGTTACGACTGCACTTGGTATTGGTACAGACAGTCAGAAACTTTATGCGATTGCAGATAATAGAAATCAGATTAGATTGGCTGCAACTGCTGCTGATGCAGAGGCTGGAACTGCACTTAACATCACTGCAGTCGGAGCTGGATCTACACACTTTATAACTACTAAAACAGAATTTACAGAACAGAGAAATTATATTGAGATTCCAGATCATATCATAGGTATCAATGGTATCTTTAGATTTGATGATAATACCATATCACAAAACATGTTCAGTATATCCTATCAGATATTCTTGAATGATGTTTACAACTTTAGTTCGATTGAACTACTTAACTATTCTATGGTTAAACAGTATCTTGAAACCATACAATTCTTAATTAGTCCCGATAAGAAAGTTAGATTCAATAAGAGAGGTAATAGACTTTATATTGATATGAACTGGCAGGCTGCAGCTGCAGATGAGTTCTTAGTGATAGATTGTTATCGAGTTTTAGATCCATCACAGAACACAGAAGTCTTCAATGATAGTTTCTTGAAGAGATATATTACTGCATTAATTAAAAAACAATGGGGAACAAACTTAACTAAGTTTCAAGGTGTCAAATTGCCAGGCGGTATTGAGTTAAATGGTCGTCAAATTTATGAAGATGCACTTCGTGAATTGACTGAACTCAGACAACGTATGTCTAGTGATTATGAACTTCCACCACTTGATCTGATAGGATAATGCCTTTAAATCCGTTCTTTCTACAGGGTTCTGCATCTGAACAAAGACTCGTACAGGATCTAATCAACGAACAGTTGAAGATCTATGGTGTGGATATATTTTACATGCCTCGTAAGTTTATAGGAACTGACGATGTAATGAAAGAGAATATAGTTGCAAGATTTGATGACAGCTATGCATTAGAGGCCTATGTTCAGAACTATGAAGGATTTGCTGGTTCTGGTGATTTGATGACAAAGTTTGGTGTTAGAACCACAGATGAATTAACTCTTGTCATATCTAGAGAACGATATGATGATTTTGTATCTGTATTTTATCAGGATGGTGAAGATGAAACTAAGTTAACATCAAGACCAAAAGAAGGAGATTTAATATACTTCCCACTATCAGATAGTTTATTTGAAGTTAAGTTTGTAGAACATGAACAACCATTCTACCAACTTGGAAAACTTTATATGTATCAATTGACATGTGAACTCTACGAATATGAGGATGCAGTCATTGACACAAGTATTACAGAGATTGATAATAATGCAGAGGATGATGGATTTATTGCAACACTTACATTAGCTGGTCTTGGTCAAACTGCAGCATTTTCAGCTGGTTTAAGCACTAGTGGTGTAAATACGATTACACTTATTAACGATGGATTTGGATATACAAGTCCTCCCGCTGTTGCGATTAGTACATCTCCTAGTGGATCAGTTGATGCAAATGCAACTGCAGTTGCGATTACAACTTCTGCTGGTGCTGGGTCTACGACATTTTCCGTAAAAGAAGTTCTTATCACTAATCCTGGCTTTGGCTACACTATTGCACCCACTGTTACATTTAGTGGTGCTGGCGGTTCAGGGGCAGTCGCCAGAGCGGGTATTGGAACAAATGTAATGAAGGTGTTGTTTAGTTCTGTTGCTGGTAGTAAATATACATCACCACCTGTTGTCTCCATATCAACATCACCATCTGGATTATCAACTGCAAATGCTACTGGTGTTGCTATTGTGAGTGCTGGAGGAACTATTACTGATATACGACTTACTAATGCTGGATTTGGATATGCAAGTCCACCTGTAATTACAATTGCAAATCCAAATACAGGAGTTGGAACTGGTAACTTCTTCTTAAATGAAGTTGTTAAAGGTCAATCATCTCTATGCACCGCAAGAGTTAAAGATTGGGATGCAGATACAAATGTTCTTAAGATATCTAATATATCTACAAACTTTGCATTAAATGAAATACTGGTCGGATCTGCAACCACAGGAGAATTCCCAGGCATGGGACAAACTGGAAGTTATACCATCAATAAGATAAGTTTAGATGAGTTTCAAGATGATGAGTTTGCCAATAATTTGGTTATAGAGAATGAAGCTGATAGTGGGTTGGTGGACTTCTCTGAGAAAAACCCATTTGGTGACTTCTAAATAATTAAAAAATATTATGGCTACAAACGATAAACAGGTATGGAAAAATGAACACAGAATTGTTCACCAAATTTCTCCACCAAATTATACTACAGATGAACGAGTAGGACTTTCAACTGTAACAGGTTCAATAATATTTAATACTACAACAAATAAAATGCAATGTTATGACGGTTCAGATTGGAATGATCTATTCTAAATAATTAAAAAAGAATTATGTTAGGTCAATACTTTTATCACGAGATTCTAAGAAAGACAGTTATCGGTTTTGGTACACTTTTTAATGGAATAGAGATTCGTCATGACGCAGACGATGGTGGCAATGTAAGTCGCATGAAAGTGCCATTGGCATATGGCCCAATGCAAAAGTTTCTTGCAAAAATAGAACAACAACCAACTTTAAAAGGTAGACCAGCTATCACTCTACCTCGTATGTCATTTGAAATGACCACATTAAATTATGATGCATCAAGAAAAGCTTCAATA